CGAACCACTCCCACTTTGCAACCTCCGCGTCTACTGCCTGGATCCAGGCTGACGCATTGACCTTGCCCTCCTCGTTGAGCGCACCCTCAAAGGACTTACCAATGCCGAAGCCCTGAAGAATCGTGCTTTGCATGTTGCGCGCGAAGTCGGTTACTTTTGATTTTGCATCGGTGAGAGCCCGGGATAGGGAATCGGTAGTTTCGGTGATGGCATCGCGCATTGACTGTGTGAATGTCTTTTCCATCTCGCTGCGCAACTGTGCAAACGCCTTCGCAGAATCCTTGCTGGCTGCCCCCGCTTTGCCAACTGCCTTCTCGGTCTCGCCGTAGGCAACTGTCAGGCTTTGCCAATACTCGCGTACGCCACCAGTTCGCGCGCCTTGAGCCAGCGCAGAGGTGACGGTCCCCGAGGTATTGGCCAGATCGCTGGCGGCGTTCTTGGCGTTCCAGATCGCTTCCCACAGTTCCAGGTAAGACTTGGATGCCTTATCTGCCGCGTCTGCCGCGTCATATGTGTTCGGCGTCAGGTTGCCGGACATTGCATTGCCAGCAGCGACCGCAGCACCAACCGTGCCAGAGATCGCTGCATTGAGTTCGGTGGTGACGCCTCGATAGAACCGACCCTGCTTGGCGGCGTTGATCGTGGATTGTGTCAGATTGCCGTTGGCGTCGGTGAGGTCCCTGGTCGCGCGTGCGGTTCGGTACACCTCCTCGCGCAGTTTCGCTGATTCGTCGGCACCCTTGTCCAGTTCCGTGACAAGGGCTGTCAGTCCAGCGATCACAGCCACGAACGGGATCATGCGCATGGTCGCACTTAGCGTCGCGGTCGCAATCGTGGCACCCCTGGCAGCGATTGTGTACGCGCCCAACTGAACCGTGTGCGCTGCGTATTGCAGCGCGAAGGCAATGCCACCGATGCGGTTCAGAGCGATAGCCGTGGTTAGAGCAGCGATGCTGGCGGTCGCAATGACAACCGCGCGCGAGTTCTCTTGCACCGCCGTGATCGCGCTCTGTGTTCCGGTGACCATCCCATTGAGACCGTTCACCACATTGAGCACAACCGGCAACAGCATGGTGCCGAGCTGCGCAGTCAGGTTGCCAAACTGCGCCTGGAGGATGCGCTGCTGGTTAGCCAGCCCATCGCTTGTGCGCTCAAAGTCACCCTGTGCCAGAGTCGTGTCATTCAGGATCACGGCGTAGGCGGCTTGCGCCTTCTGTGCCGCGTTGAGTGCGCCAGTCCCGTCGTAGATTCCGAGCGCCAGAGCCTCTTGCTTCATGCGCGCGTCATTCAGCGCGATGCCGAAGCGCTTCAACGGCTCGGTCTCTCCAGACAGACCCGAGCGCAGCGCCTCGATAGCGTCGTCTATGGAGGTGTTATTGAATGAAGCGAGGTCGGCGGCCAGTTCCACCATGGTCATGGACATGTCCTGCGCTGCGGTCTGCGTCAGACCGAACGCTTGGAACAGGTTGCCATAAGTGCCAGCGGCCTCTAGTGCCTGCTGCTCCGTCTGGCCAATCGCGGTCGCGCTTTTCTTGGCCCAGTCTTGGACGATCTTGGCCTGGTCGCCGAATACGACCGATACCTTGGACTGTGACTCAGCCAGATCGCTGCCAGCCTTCACCGCATCAGCAGCGAAGCGCACGATTCCTGCCGCGCCGATGCCTATGCCGAGTGCCGCAAAAGTCTTGCCCAGGGTCTGGACAGACTTATCAAAGGCGCCCAAGTCGCTCTGAGCCTTCTTGACAGCCGAGCCATCCCAGTCGCCATAGATGCGTACCTTTGCGCCTCTAGCCATCAGTCAAGTCCAGCCTTTCGCGCCTCGGTGATTATTGAGTCACGGATCTTGTCCTGCAATGCAGGTGTCATCACGTCGTAGTAAGCAGCAAACAGGGACCGCGGTCGGCGCTCGGGGAAGCGATTGCGCACAGACCCAACCATCTGAGTTGAACCCGTACCCATCAACTCGTAGATGCTTCCACCGGGGTTGCTTTGATAGGTATCAAACCCAATGCCTGCGCTGATTCCACGCCTGCGAAAGTTGTTCTGACGTACCTTGAAACCTCGACTTACGGTGGAGGGATTGAAGCCGAGATCGCGCCCATCGCGGCTTGAGGTCCATTGACCCCAGTTACTGATTGGGTTTCGACCCGGAACTAGATATGAAGCGACCGTAGCCACCTCTTGTCCGGCATCGCGGATCATCTTGCGCAGACGGTTACCAGCCTTTTTGTCCCACTCGTCAAGAGCGTCAAAGACTTGGCGCAGGTTCGTGACCTCGACCGTGATGCGCTTGACCATTAGGTGGCTGCCTTCCGTATCTCCGATGACCGCCAGCGCAGGTAGCGGTACATCGTGGCGATCATGCGTGGCGACTCCTGGGCAATCACGCTGGGCGCACACTTCCATTCGTAGGACAGGTGCGCTATAAGCCAATGCGCAGAGTGCTCACCCAGCGGGGTTATTCCCCCGAATCACCAACGCTCACATAGTCAATCGAGTCCACCCAGGCGTCAAAATCGGCGGTATCCGGCTTCTGTCGCTTAGTGGTGTGCCATGCCAGCCACAGGATGTATTCAATGCGAGCGTCTGACGGGTTGCCGAAGATGGTCATCGGCTTATCGAAGTGACGCTCGAAAGCGATCAGGTCCGAGGCTTTAGCCGTGACCTCGGCCTCGGACCCGTCGCCGTTCTTGACGTGCATGGGGATTGTCATCATCGCAGGAGACTCCTATGGCTAGGCGGTTGCGCGAGCAACAGCGCCGGTGATCGGCCAGGACACCGAGAAGGTGGCGAGGTCGCCGACAGCGCTGTCAATCGGGTTGTATTCGGTGACAAGCACGTTGAAGCTGTATTGCGGGTTAGACGCACCCGGCGCAGCCGTGCCAGCCGGACGCACCGCGATGGCAGCAGTCCCACCGAGCAGCGGCCAGATGATGCTGTCAATGGCCGAGGCTGCGTAGTCCTGGTGGAGATCCATGGAGAACGTGCCGTCCTTGAGTCCACCGATGCGCTCGCGCGCGGTGCTTGTGAAGTTCGTGACCTCGATGTCATCGGCGGTCAGGTTGATTGTTGCCTGCGCGACGTTCGCGCTGACCGTGCCACCGTTGATGGTCACGACCGGGTTCTGAATGATCTGCTTAGCCATTGGCGTGGCCTTCCTTATGCGTAAACCTGGACGACGAACTCCGCCGCCAGGTAGGTGGTGTCACCCACGGTGACTTGGTTGTAGTTGCGCAGGTTGGTGACTCGGCAGTCGAACGCCTGACCGCCAAGGGTTCGGTCGCTCTGAATCGCCGTCTTGATGCTTGTGCTCCCTGTCGGGTTGCAGTACCCGTCAAGCTTGTTCTGTGCGCTGCGCTCATCCATGCGGCCCACAATGACCGTCACGATGAACTCGTACTCGTCGCCACCTGACCGCGCAAACGCGGTGTCGTAGGTGATCGAACTCGGGAAGATGACAGCCACCGGGGGGTTGATGGCGTCAGGGATCGTGGCCGCCGTGCGCAGTCCCGAGATGGTCGCCAGGTTCGTGGCAAGCCTCGTGCGCAGGTCCGACATCGTTGGCATCAGGCTGCTGCGTACTTCTTGAAGGGACGGATCAGCGCAGCGACGTCAGGGTCTACGCGACCGACGCGCGCCACGCCCATATCGGAGAAGCCTGCGAAGCCGAGGAGACTGTCCAAGCGCTTGAAGATTCTGCCGGACTGGATGACTGTGGCCTGGACAACCGGCAGCGGTACAGGTGTGAAGCCGTAGGTGCCTTGGATGCGCACCGTGGCTTGCTCACCCCAGATCGGCAGCAGATAGTCACCGATCATGCGCAGCCGGTAGATGGGGAAGGCGTTGCCGGATACGCGCTGGTTGAGCGGTTCGGTCTGGTAGTCCGAGGTGGCCAGGGTTATGGAGAATGTGCGGTCGCCCTGGTCGTCGAGTTTGACGCTGGTGATGGCGGTCAGGTCGTCGGTGTCCACGGTGTAGCGGTCCGACGGCGTGAAGTCCCTGGTGGTCGCGGTCCCGTAGAAGTTGCGGTCGCACTCGCTGTCAATCATGCGGCTGGCCGATTCCACGGCCATCTCCAGCATGTCATCGTCCACGGCGTCCGTGATGCGCAGCGCTGCCTTGATCTGTGTCAGCGTGCAGTATCCGTTAGTGATGGCCACTAATCCTCCAGCCATTCGATAAGTCGGGTGAAGCCTCGGCGGTAGTCGGTCGGTTCCATGCGGCCATAGTGGTTCCAGAACTTGGCGTTATCGCAATCCCTGGACAACACACCGCTCGGCTTGTCAGTCGTGTAGGTGATCTGCGGCTTGACGCCGACGAGCTCACAACACAGCGCAGCAACGTCGGCAACGCTGACCGCGCCCTGGTAGCCAATGTTGGTCGGGCCAATGTTCTTGTGGGCCATCGTCAGCGCTCGTATCTTGGCCAGCGCGTCGTCAATCCACAGGAACGAGCGCAACTGCTGACCGTCGCCCCAGACCTCTAGCGTGCCCGTCTCGCGCGCCTTGAGCGCCTTAGTTGCAATAGCCGTCGGGAACTTCATGCGCTCGCCCTGACGCTCCTGGCCCACTCCATAAACCGTGTGGAGGATGCCTACGCGAATGTCCACGGGTGCGCGTTCCGCCAACCGCAGCAGCATCAACTTGCCGCGCCCATACATCTGGTCAGGCTGGCCAGTCTCGGCCTGCTCCTCCCGCAACAGGGGAGCGCGACCCGGCTCCATCTGGATCTCTGTCGGATAGATGCAGGCACTCGCGGCAACGAATCCCCGGAATACCTGCGCGTCGGCCATGGCTTCCAGCACGTTCATATCTATCCGGCTGTTGGCGATGTACGGCCAGAAGTCGTGAGCATGGAAGTAGCCAACGCCGCCCATATCGGCGGCGAAGTGGTACACAACCTGGATGCCCGATAGGTCTGGCTTGGCGTCCTGCAAGCAGACAACCTGCGTGCCGTGCGCCTTGCTCCAGGCTGCGCGGCGGGTCAGTTCCCGTGGTTCCTTGCGGTCAATCGCCAGGACGTTGTGGCCCTGCTCAGCCAGGAAGCGCACCATATTGGAGCCGATAAATCCGCTCGCCCCCGTGACCGCTACATCCACAGGTGACTCCTGCTCCGATACAGCGCCTCATCGCCGTGGACCGTCTTGGCTCCCTTGGCGTAGGTGTCGTCCATGGACGCGAGACCCCAGGCCCAATGAATGTGCTCGACGTGTGACTCCAGGCAGGGTGCGAACTGGCCGCGATACTTCGCCGTGGCCACCGCTTCGGTGTCACAGAAGTTGTGCGCGTAACCCTCATGCAGCAGCGGAAACTGCTCGTCAATCGTGCGCAGTTCGCAGTAATCCCGAGTCACCAGGAAGTGCGTGGCGTGTGACCCCCTCGTTACGTCGGGGTTATGCAGGTCGTTGGTGCCGACCATCCCGAAGTCCTGCGCCAGTTCCAGCAGAGGCTCAAGCCAGCCGTCATGGAAATGCAAGTCATCAGCGCCGATGAACAGGTGCGGGTGCGTCGTGCGCTCCACCGCCGTGTTGATCGCGCCCGAATAGGACGCGCCCCGCTCGTTGATGACATAGGGACGCTGCGCATCCTCAATAGCCTGGATGGTTCCCACGTCGTGCGCCTCAACGATGAAAATGGGGTCAATGGCGTTACGGGGGGCGCTTGGCTCCAGGTCGTCAATGACGCGCTGGATGTTCCCAGGTCTGCCGAGCGTGGGGATCAGGACGGCAATCACGGCAGGACTGCCTTCCACCACGTGTCTGCCGCGTTGCTCACCAGGCTTGCCAGGTGCTCAGGGTCATTCCAGCCGGGGACGCTCGTCACGCCCACGTTGTCATTGGTGATGCACTCGCACCCCGACAGCACCGCCTCAATCGTGGCGCGGCTCTCAGACTCGAAACCGACCGGCAGATGAATGAACCACCGCGCCATTGCCAGGGTCGCCAGGACGTCATGCCGTGGGACGTTGCTCAACTGCCGCAGCGCCATGCCGTGCTGCGCCGCGTACATGGCCGCCTTGCGCGGTCCCTTCAGTTCATGCGAACGGTTGGCCCACACCGCAAAGTCCTGCTTAGTCTCCTGCCAGCACTCAGCGGGGTTCATGGGGGACAGCACCAGGCAGACATCCCGCGGGGTCACCCATTGCCGTTCGCGCTCCAGGTGCGCCGGTGTGTGCAGGATCAGCACCCGAGCAGCCTCAAGCAGGTGGCCGCGTGCGGCGCTGCGCGTCTGAAGGTGATGCAGAAACACAGGTGGCTTGCGCTCCGCCAGCGCGTACATGGCCTCATCGGTTAGCAGGTCCGTGCCGGTGACCACGATCTCCTCGGCGTCAAGCGCCTGCTCCCAAGACTCGGGTCCTAGAAGCTGGATCTCCACGTCATCGGGCGCGGCCTCGATCAGCGCAGCGTCAGTCATCTCGGCACCGCCGACGAACCGACCAGGCAGGTGCGCAGGGTGATCGCTGTCGCTGTCCCTTGGCAGGTGATGGGTCAGCCACGCGAGTTTCATCCCGCGACCGTCGCCAGATAGGGCCGCCAGTATTCGTCCCACACCTTGTCGGCGTCGTAGTCCAGCGCGTGCGTCCGAGCCTTGTCGCTGCGTTCCCGGCCACGCGCGTACGCCTGCTCTAGCGCGTCCACGATGCTGGGGATACTCGGCGTGTTGAACCAGGAGAACTGCGCGCCGTCCCAGAACGGCTGCCCCTCGGTCAGCCAGCCATCACCCAGGAGTTCAGGTTGTGCGCTGAAGTTGTTGGCGATTGCGACGCATCCAGCCATCTGCGCCTCAATGAGCGTCAGGCCGAAGCCCTCGCCCAGCGTCGGAGCCAGCAGGACGTCAATACCGTTGTAAATCGCGCCCATGGCCTCATTGGGGATACCGTTATGTAGCGCGTGCTGGTTCACAAACTTGTAATGGCGGTGTTCCTCTAGCCCGCAGGACTTCAGCAGCAGATCCAGAATGAGTCCGTTGTGCCGTCCATAACGCTCGGTATGCAGATACAGCCGGACGTCCGGCTTGTTCTGCGCAAAGATGCTAAAGGCCAGAATGTTCTCGGCCCACGCCTTGCGGTGGATCGTGCCGCCACCTGCTGCCTTATTCGCGTTGATGCAGCCGACCACGAAGGTGTCCTCGTCCCAGCCGATCATCTCCCGGCCTGTGCGTCCCTCAAAGGTCGCGCCGGGGAAGTAGAGGTCAGACTCCACGGCCATCGGGATATAGAGCGCCTCGGTGCCTGCGCGCTCGATCTGTTCCTGTCCGAAGCGGGTAACGGCAATCGGTGTGATGTTCTCGCGTTGGAGGACAGCCATCACGTTAGGCGGCACCGGCAGGTGGTCCACCATCGTCCAGACCGCCGTGGGGATCTCCCCCCACATCTTCTCGTCCATCGTCCAGGCGTCGAATAGACAGATCGCAACAGCCGGACCGGGGTGCTGCTCGGTCCACATCTTCCAGTTAGGTAGCACCGTGTCATTGCTGTACGGGTCCACGCCCATCGGGAATATGGGGATGCCGTCGTAATCAGTCGTCGTGCCGTAGATGCCATAGTTGCAGTTCACGGCGACGTGATGACCGTCGCGCTGCATACGCTCCACGGCTTGCTTGGTCTGTGTTCCATAGCCAGTCCCGGTCCATGGTGCGTTGCTGTGCCAGAGGACGGTCACCGGGTCAATCCCTCGGCGGTTTGCGCGCCGACGTGCTGCACGATCCATCGCAGGTTCCTTAATTCGCAGGTATTCGCAGGGGGAGCCCGAGGGCGCTAGTCCTGCGCCCTAACGCCCTCGGGGGTAGGTGGGGGAGGGGCCAGGGATTACCCAGCCCCTCCCGGTTGTGCCCTAGTTAGGACGCGCCGCCGCGGAAGAACTTCACAGCGTCGGTACGTCCACCACCGAGGTCGCCACCGACGCGGATACGCGCCTTGAAAGCAACCTGGTCGGAGGTGAAGTACGCCTCGTCCGACCGGACGATCTCGACTCCGCCGACCACGCGGGTGTGGTAGGCGCGGAGATCACCGAACAGGATGGACTTGCCCGTGATCGTCGAGGACGCTGCTGCCGTGCCAACGGCGGGGCAGAACGGGTTCTCGTACACCGGGTAAGCGAGGAGACGTCCCACAACGCCAGCATCGGCGTAGGGGTTGAACATCC